ACTGCCGAATGTTTCTTGCCACAACACTCACAATCAGGTCGAATGAATTCGACGTTCGAAACATCAGAATTTGGTTTGCCCAAATAAACAGTTTTTCTATTTGAAGTCATCATCTATCACCTTTATGCATTTGATCTTATTATACTAAGATTAGATTAAAACCACAATGCAGGGTAAGTTGTTGATATTTAAAGCATTTCTGCAATCTTGTCTAGAATTTTTTTCTGATCCTCTAAATTGTTGTTGGGGCAATCTTCGATGAGAGGCATCAGTTCGAAATTAGTACCAAGGTTTTTATATTTTGTCTCGCGACTACGAATAAATTGTTCACTCTGTTGAGAGCCTCGCGCAGCATATCTTTCTTGCAGAGTCGCTTTGTCGCTATTCAATAGAAATATACTCAGGTCACCTACAGCAGAGCACGCTTCGAGGAATCCTTGGGTGAACAATCGATCACCCTCAAAGAGTATGTTAGACTTACACGTTTGTAAAAATTCTATTGCCTTGGGTTGAACCGCCATGCTCAATCTATCAGTACCCTGAGCATACCCTTCGCCTTCATACCAAGGTTGGTACTTACCAAGAACATATAAGTTCAGACCTTCACTGTAGATTGAGTCAAGAAGATCAGCAGGTTTTCTTTGCTTCCAATCTTCGACTCGTTTGAGTAGTTCTCTCATAACAGTAGTCTTGCCTGTTCCGGGAACACCACCAATTGCTATAATCTTCATGCGAAAAAACTCTCCAATGATGATGTTTCATTCAACGCTTCTGGATGATAATCGTTCAACATTTTTTCTTGGCCCCTATCTCGAATATAATCATACCATTCTTCAGTCTGCCACATATTAGCTGACACACCATTCCACAGTGGGCGATAGTTTGCGTGGTCTGTGTCTTTGCTGCGCTCCGCAACAAACCTGCGCCTCAGCGCTTCATATTCCCAACTACCCAATTGTAGCATTTTTTCTCGGAAATAACAAACAAGTGAGATACGTTCCATATCTTCAAGTGTCTTACCCTTGGGAGGAACCAGTTCTGTATTGCCGTGAATGCCGTCATGGTTATTAATCAGCAACAAATCACCAGGTCGAATATTGATCGCGACTCTATACTCGGGCAGAACTAGGTATCCTCCCTCCCACTCTTTATCTTTCGCAATCACGGATAGGTTGGAAAATCCCGCGTGAAGATCACCGGCATCACGGTGAGCAGATGTGCGAAAGTTTTTGTTCACCGTTACGGTGGTGAACGGAGTATCCTCGCCAGCGACTCTGAATCTGGGATCGAGTTGCGCTGCAGCTTCATATTGAACACCATACCGTTCTGGCAAGAGTCGCTGAAACTCACTCGAGAGTTTGCGCATGAACGGATAACACTTCTCGTAAACATCACGATGGTTCTCAGTGTATGAAGTTGCTCGGCCCCAAGGTATGCGAGGATACCGATCAAAGAACCCAGCAATACCAGATAACACTTGGTTGGCGTAGGTTGTGTTTGATACGTAGTTTTCAAATAGATCTTTTGCTGCTTCTGGTCTGCTTACCAGAGGAAGGGAAAGGATCGACGCTATTTTAGTTTCAAAGAAAGTCTCGTAGTCATGTCCTTCCTGTTCGATTTTAGATTTAATCCATACTATGCCGCGCGCTTCTGACGGATCAACAATTGCTTTATGTTTATTGCGGATAGCTTCGATCGGGTCTCCCTCATCAAACAGGCTGGATTTGTGCCCTTTGATAAGATGTTCCATAATTTCGACCTGTTCTTCTGTGCACCAGTTCCTTCCTCCTTGTCTCTCGCCTTTCGGACCAGCTGCAAGTCCACGGTTCTGTGTGGGCTGTGCGGCACCTACAAGACCCGAGTAAGCCCCGAGCTGTTCCTCTACGGTGAATCGGTTCTTACGAAACTTAAAAATACACTCTGCTTCGTTAGGTTCCTCTCTACCAATTTCTTGAATCGGAGCATAAAAATCTAGGTCGTCTTCTACAAGAAGATCATAATCTGACTCATCCATATACTTGCCAAGTTTATCTTCGCAATTATATTTGATTGGTGAAATCATTACATTAGTCATTACATAAATCCTTCTAAGGCATGGCCTGACGCACTTTCTTCGAAGGCACCAGTATCTAAGTAGAGTTCCATTTTATACTTTTGTATCTTGTTTTTCAACCATTGTTTTTCGATGGTCTCTTGGCGCGCTTGCCACATTGGCGTCCAATCGATGCCGTCCCAGCGATCCTTCTCTACCTGTTTAATTTCCTCTGCTTGTCGATCTAGGTAATATCCAAGGTATCGACCACGGCTCTTACGAAACAGTTTCTTAAAAGAGCAGAGGCACGTCTCCATCGCAAAGAAGTCTGCCTTCTCAGCAACGTGCGGGTATCTATGTATAGTTTCTTTCAACAGTTCTTTGGCTTCGCTTTCTAAAAATTCTATTTGGTGTTTATCTAATTTTTGATCAACCCAGTCATCTTTTTCTACGACATAGCACATACCATTACGGTGTGATCGACTGCCACTATGATCGTGGAACCATAAACTGTCAACGTCAACTGGTATATCACAACATTGTTTCAGCGTTTGTATATAATACCAAGAAGTATATCGACCAAACTTGTGCCAAGAGTTAACTTCTTTCCAGAGTTTATAGAAATTGCTAATTGGATCTTCAGTGAAGTTTTCGGTAAGAGCTTCGCGCTGAGATCTTTCACCCACCCATTTCTTATAAGAAGAAAACTGTTCTGGTAAATGCCCCTTGTTCCACTTAGTGTCTGTCTGATATCGTAGTCTCTTATAGTTGTCGTCATTCCACGTTTTCAATCTACGCTCTCCAACCAGTTCCATATCAGGAAACTCGTTCCATATTATGTAGGCAGTTGGCCAATAGTAAGTATTACCAAACAACCAAGTAAGCCAGAGCCTCTGTTCTTTGTTATACTCAAACCGCTCAAAAAAGTAATTAGTCATATACAATGATGAATCACAATCTTCTATCTCAAGGCTGCGGCCAAACCAGTTAACAAATGTGTCTCGTCTACTCAAAGAAGTCTTCCAATGAAGTTGGTTTACATTGCATCAAAGTATCGCGGAACCAATATTCTCCTACATTTTGTATCGCTTCGTCAACAGTTGCGGTTTTCTTCGCGCCAAAACCGTGAGACGCCAGACCCTCTCGAGTTAGTTGATCAATAACTTTTTTATCTTTCGGGAGCGCGAGCGAGGGATCTTTGATAGCCAGCTCTCGAAAAGTATTCTGCTCGTGTATGTTTGGAAACAACGGTTGATCAGACCGAAGCGACCCAGTCGGATCAACAGCCCAGAATATCAAACCATTACGTTTATGCCAAGTGACACTGGACGGAGTACAAGAGATCTTAAGACGTTCCATGCCAGAGTCATAAGCTGTTTGCATAACACGTTCCCATGCTTCAGAGGCATATCCATTACCTTCTTGGCCCTCTGCTGTAACAATTTCATACAGGTTAATGTATCGGGAACGTTTACTGAAAGTCGCAAATACAAAAGCGACAGGATCTTCCTCGTCCAGTAGAACATAAGGAGGTTGCTTGTCATAATTTTTAAATCGGAACCAGAGGTTATGCGAAGCTTTAAGAAACTTCGTATTTTTACCTTCGGGTTGGGACTCTATAAAATTTTCGACAAATTCTTTATTGCAAGTCTTCAAAAACATAATTTAAATCAAAAGGTTGAGTACAATCATACACTTTAAGTGCATAGTTTTCAACCACATAATTATGTAGCTGATCAGTTTTCTGTGGGTTAGACAGACCCGCTCGACGAGCAATGTCTGCAGTGGAAGTAAAGATAATACCTCTTGGATGCATGCTATACCATAAAGGTCGTTCGTGGTTTCGAAATGCAGTCAGTTGTTTCTTTTCGTTTATTGCTACAACAGCCATACTTGCTGTTGGAAAATCTATAAAGGGATGTGAATCCATTTCAAGACTTCGGAGGATTAGTTCAGAGTCATTTTTAGTTTGACACTTATACATCCATTCTTCTGGGGGCTCTTGTGTTATAACCCCATTATGCACAATCGAGAGTTTACTGTTAGACAAAGGTTGTGGATATCTTATGTCAGAAGTTGAGTAACGAGTATGGCCAATCAAGTAAATACCACCATCCCCGTGCACTGCATCATACAGATCGAACTTGGTAAAGAATTCACTGACGGCTAGATTATCTTTATAAGTCACGATCGACCCATCGCTTCGTAGATAAGACATCCCTGTAGAATGTTTTCCTCGAACTTGCGACTCGTAGAAAAGCGTCTCGATCAAAGCGAGATCTTCCTCTTCAACATTCTTAAGATAAACGCCTATTACTCCACACATATCAATGCCACCTATAAAATTTATGTTGGCCTATTCTTCCTACCGGAACCATACCGCGATCATTAACCCAATTGGGGTTGACATAAGTTGCGTGATAATGGGTCGACCCTTCGGAAAGACCTCTCCAACCACCGCGCAGTGTCATCTCAGCAACGATCTGCGCGTCTTCCCAAGCGTCTTCTTCTAACGGCTCATCAGACATACCGTCACAGTACCAAGAGAAGTGGCACATACCACGAACGGGAACAATATTACCTTTCCAGTTTACCCGAGTTTTTGCTTGTTCGACAACTTTGCAGATGGTAGCGGGAAATAGATTAGAGTCTACACGATTAAGGACAACATCAGCCACACTAACCCGCCCAGCAAGATTGTCGCTACGAGACTCGTGATAGACATTAAGGCTGAGGCATAAGAGTTCTTTCTCTTCGAAGTCATCAATTCTTTGTCGATCTCCTTCTGATAATTCAGAATGTTCTGATATCGATTCGGGTGCGGGTTTGTCCGCGCTGCTTTGCGGCGTCTGTTCAATTTGTTCTGCAAGTTTTTGTTCTTTATTGTCATCGGAAAAAAATATCCAGTCTAGAGTTATGAATAGAATACACATCACCAAGGCGCATGCGACCATGGTCGCGATAATGATTAGGGTAGCTTCTTTGGTGCTCCGAGGTATAAATTTATTTAACATCTTCATCACGTAACCACGCCCCTCGTGCTGAAAATTCTTTGCCTTTCTTATAAAACTTTAGTGTATCGCGTTCCTGATCAATTTCGTACCCATCGGCCTGAAGTTCGTCCAGCACTCGATCGAATGCCCACAATGCTCCACGGCTAAATCCAGATAATTTACCCCATATAAACGCCCCAAACATGCAGCCTATTGTTAACAAAGTCTGTGTAATCGGGTCCATAAAGTTCTCCTCTAAAATACTTTTATGCCTTTAAGTCTTTCTCCCGCGACGGACTTATCAAACACTGGGCCGTCGTCTACTATATTCTCCTGTTCAGATTGGTCTACATCAAATAGTTTCATCTTGGACCGATCAATGCCGATGCAAAATCGTTTATTAGTGCTTGGGTCGTTATAACGATTCTTCAATTGTTTCACCATTATCTGACCCATGCCATCAAGTTCTTCGTTAGAAATGAGAGCGATCATCAAATCAGCAGTCGCAGGTAGACCGAAAGATTCAGAGGTATCTTCTAATCCAAGGTCTGAGTTTGAGAAGCCTGACCTAGTAGTTTGAGTAGCGGAGAATATCGGCAAACCAAACTCTACCGCCAATCCTCTCAATTCTTCTGCAATCGATTTGATATATGAATATGAGTTGATAGCGCCTCCCATACCTTTCATTCTAGAAGATGAACATATATTTAGGTAATCGATGAATATTATCTCTGGCCTAAAACTTCTCTTCAGCCGAAGCTCATTCAGTAATGCTCTGAAATGACCAGTGTGGGCAGCACCAGTTGGATATTCTTTGATGATGAGTTTGCCGTTAGTTTTTGATGCGATCTTATTGATCCTATCTTTAAACATATTTTTTGACATATTCCCCAGCTGATCAATCGGCACATTCATAAGATTGGCGTCAATGCGCTCGGCGATACGTTCTTCTGCCATCTCCATAGTGATGTAAAGAACATTGTGGCCAAGAGAAAGGCAACTGGCAGCGTGATGACACATAAAGAGACTTTTACCCACGCCTGTACCAGCCAGTGCGATGTTCAGAGTCTTATTGGGAAGTCCACCTTTAGTAATTCGATTCAAGTAATCGAGATCGAATGGTATACGTTCCTCTTGCTCATGGTAAAAGTCGAATCGCTCATCTACATTTTCTAAATAGTCATGTCCAACATTAGCGTCAAAACAGACTGCCAGCGCCTTTTGTAACACATCAGGAATAGCGTTCTTGGATAATTCCTGATGTTTGCCATCAATAATTTGTATTGATTCCATGATGGCGTTATACACAGCTCGGTCTTGACACCACTTTTCAGTTGTGTCTACTAACCAATCTTCATCTTCTTCTTTTTTCGTAAAGATATCGGGAAGAATATCCAGTGCGTGTGTATGCATTTCTTCACTTAACGAAACAGAATCAAGTTCAATCTTGAACGCTTCGTGTGAAGGGAGTTTGTTGTACTTTTGTACAAACTTCGCTACCTCAATAAACAATGTTCGGTAGACCCCATCGAAGTAATCTTTCTGCACGAAGGGCAAAACCTTGCGCATAAAACTTTCGTTTGTAAGAATATTTCGTAGAATGGTTTTTTCTAACTCAATCGACATCTTTTTCCTTAAATCCTATCGAACCATCTCCAGCAGCTTTTTCTAGAATGTCTTCAAGAATAGCTCCAGCGTATAGTTGTAAGTCTACATCATCTTCTACCAGATTGTCAATAGGCGAAGATATGATGAAGTAACTAAATTTAAGACAGTCTTGTTCTGCATCAAAAGATATGTTACCAAAACGTATTACGGTTTCGACATAATCCCCTTCCATTATTCTTATTCCCCAAGACTGAGCGTTTTCTTCGCCTTGGGGAATAAGTTCATAGTGGACGCCTTCAAGTACCTTGTCTAAATTCATATGTCATCAACCAAATCTAATTCTGTGGGAGATTTATACCCTATCTGATACATTCTACAAACAAACTCTCTAAACTGTTCATCTTCTAAAATATCTTTCCAAAAGTCGCTATTCAGTTCACTCGCGCGATACTTCTTATCTTCGCGGGGTTTTTGATACCAACCAATTGTCGGTTTAATGACAAAGCCTCCAGCCATAGCAACATCAAGCAAGCCCGACATCTCATCAATGCCCCCTTCCCAAGTCACGCTGATGGGAATTTTACTTTTTTCTTTTATAAAACGAGACTTCTCAACGTTGATAATAAAATCATAACCAGTGACCTCAGTGCCAGTCTTATTCTGACGTCGACCAATGATCCAGATGTTATCTGCAGAGTAGTAAATACCAGTACCGCCACCTACGATATCTTTAGGGTACAATCCAATCTCTTTGTAGGTGTGATTGACAGCGAGGAGCGGAATGTCTTTCATCGTTAGATAGGGTGTGGTCATACGAAACAAACCTTTCAGAGCCTTTGCTCGTGACATATCGGCGACTGACTTTTCATCTAGAGCATCGTCAAGTTCTTTTTTAGATGCTAGGTTTCCAATCGAATCGATGACCACAATGACCTTGTCTAGTTTAGAAAGATTTTCTAGTTGCGAGACAAGATCAAACTTTAATTCTTCAACGTTAGTAATAGGAATATGCAACACTCTGTCAAGAGGAATGTCGAACGTTTCGAAATATGATTGCGGCGAACCAAACTCGGAATCATAAAACATCATAATCGCTTCGGGGTCGGCTTTTAGATACGCCGACGCGATTTTTAACGCGAACGATGTCTTAAAATGCTTAGAGGGTCCAGCAAGAACAGTTAGACCTGATACAATACCGCCATCAAGATCACCACTCAGGGCAACATTAAGCATTGGAACATCCGTTGGTATCGCTACTTTAGTAGCAAAGAATTCTGATTGAGAAAGCACCTCTGTATGTTTGAGCTTACTATTCTTCTTCAGTTTTGAAATTAATGACATAATATCTTCTCCAGTTCTTGATAACCCCCGATTGGATTACCGTCAATTTTAATTTGAGGAAAGGTTTTTGCACCAACAAATTCTAGTAGGATTTCTTCTTTTGTGAAATCCTCATTAAACGTTTTATACTCATACTCCAACTCTTTCTCCTTACAAAGTTTCTTCGCTGCATCACAGAATACACAATCGTTCTTACCCCATATCTCTATCTTCATAGCATTTCCTAGTTACGGTAAACGTACTCAATTGCACCGTCAGCTTCTTTTTCTAATGGACGATTATCATACCAGTTTCCTGTATCTTTATCAAGTTCTCTGCACATATCAGCAATTTCTTTGGCAGTGATAGGATAATCGCTCTTAATTGCATTTGATGCGACGACTATCATAATTTGATACATTTTTGCATACCACCCTGTACCACTGATGACCATATATTCTTGCCCCAAACGTTTTGGGAAGTATGGACAGTTTTTATATGATGTCCAAGACACAGCTGTGTTAGTAGCGGAATCTTTACGATATTGAATCACCTGTTCTCTGATTGCCGTTGGTAAACGATCCAGGAATGAATTGCCCGTTGGCTTATCATAAGCCCATTTGGACATAAGGTCGTCCGGAGAGAGCACCTCTCCTTGGTTTGTAAATATGAAGTTGAGCGCGTCTGGATACGCAGCAGGAACATAATACATTCGCGAAAGGTCTTTGGTCTGTTTATCGCCAATGTCTTTCAGCTCTTTGCCAAGAGCGTGCCAGAAGTGCGGTATCTCTTCTCTTGCGACGTCTCTTGTAAGTGGAAAGACAAGTCGGAACTTTGGCTGGGTGGGAGTGCTGGATGCAGTTGAGTAGCAAATGAATTTATACTGTCCGCAGATTTGTTGTATTCCATCGCGAACATCATTCCATAATCTGAAATCAGCAAAATCGTCAACATCAACACAACACCAGCCAGCCCAATGAGAAACATTGCGATTAGCACGCGTGGTATCACTATAATAAACAGCAGAAGTAATAAGAGGACTACTATTGGATCCACCTTTTTGACCCTCCTTTAAAGACAGGTTGTAGAACATCTTCTCGAACGCTTCCCAAGAGCCATACTCTTGGCGGCGATGAGTTTTGTTGTCGAACGTATTTTTGAATATTGTTAGCGAATACATCAGGATATTATCGCCTATTCTTATTTGATTTTCAACTACTCGTAAGCTGTTGATTTTATTGAAAAAATGCTTCTAGAGTAGCCTTGGGTTCATCTTCCCAACCAATTGCAGTGAGAATCGGTTTCAATGGGTCGAGAAAGGTTTTATTGTACATAAGATCATAATTGATGAAATCGTGCAGTTTCATTTCCTTTGGTAAAGAATTGGGAAACGAAATGATATTTTCTTTGATAGGGTTCGGTACCTTGAGGTAGATAAATTTAATTTTCTCACCGTTTTTTATCGACTCATGCTTCTGCTCGAGCTTGAGTTTTTTCAGGTAATGATTATATAGCAAAGATCCTCGGCAATGGATTGGGGTTCCTTTAATATAAATTGTCTTGCGGTCTTGCCACTTGTCCATATCTCGAACAGATCGGGGAAATGCAATCTGTTCTGGGGGTAGTTGTTTAAACTCTGCTCGGAAGTCTCGAATGAATTGTTGAGTCAATTCTTCGGAGCCGCTCATAATAACCTTGAAGACTTCTTTGAATTTATCTCGGCAGATTTGGGGAGTGCTCGACTTGACAGCTTCAATGCCCATAATCTTTAACTTGGGTTCATCGTACTGCACACCCTCTGAGTTATGCACTCTTAAGATATATCTTTTCTTGGCCGTCCAGATGGCACGATCAGCGATTACCTCACGCTTCATGATCATTCGGTTTTCGTAGGCATTACTCTCTGTTGCAAGTACATCATAGGCGTCGGCGATCTTCTTCTCAAAATGATCACAAACTTTATCAAGAAACTTAACAGGATTTGCTGGAGCGTGTGTTATCACCAGAGGAGCCATGTTAATGTAAACCGAGTCCGTGTCAATCGCTACTACGAAATCTTCTTTGCTTCCGACTATCTCCTGCATCTCATCGTTAACCGCCTTCTCGGCGCAGAGGATAGCTCTCTGGCCGGATTTGGTAATGCCCTCAGCGATCTTAAGATCATAGTATCGAAAGAACCGATTGGCCATGGCACCATAGAGAGAGTTCATCAAGATCTTAACCGACATTTGTTGGTTGTCATAAATGGTAATGTCGTTTCCTAGCTTTTTGGTAGGAGTCAGATTGTACTGTTTCTGTGCTTCAATCATTTTATTCTTGGCGTCGACGCGGTCGCCATAGAATTGTTTAATCACCTTGGGGATAATACCCTCAATATCTTTACGGTATTGAGTTCCGTTTGCTGCCCTGGATGTATTTTTACCACCATAGACAAGCGTTTCTGGTGACATATTATATTGTACAATGATGTTAGGATAGAGACTGTTAAGGTCAAACGAAGTAACCCATTCGTGTAACCCAATCTGTGGTTCTTTAACATAGCCACCAACAATAGTATCTTTAGAGAAAGATTTCTTAGGTGGCACAATTGTATTCTCTTTCTTCAACTCGTTATAAATGACTGAGTCCCATATCGCAGTGGTGCCAAACGCATCATTGTAATTTGTTTTGGCTTTATACGCCATGGTCAAAGCCAGAGTAATCAAACCCATCTTTTCTTCAAGACGGTCTACCAGCTCCACGTCCTTGATGTTGTAATCAATGAACTTCTGGTAATCGTGCTTATACAGTGCGTGGAGAGACCCATACTCTTCATATGAAAGTTTTTGTTCTCCCAAGACAGACCATGCAATGTGGTCTAGCTTAAAGGATTCTTGCTGGCCATAGGTCAGCACACCAAACTTCTGGAACAGGTCATAGTAGTCTAACTGAGAAATACCCTCGAGGTCATATGCCTGTGCTTCTTGCCCCATCTTAGTATGAATCTTTCTAGACCGAACCATTTTCCAAGGGGAAAGACGATTGACCTCTTCCTCGGGAAAGAATTTATACATGCGATTAACAAGGTAGGGTATATCAAATAGTCGAGTGTTCCATCCAGTAACAATATCAGGGCAGGTTGATTCGGAAGACCACCATCCTAGGAAGGAAGAAAGGAGATTCTCTTCAGTCTCGCAGTAAAAATATTTTATATCTTTTTCGTTTTTGTCGACGTCGTATTCTCGTGTTCCCCAAACATAGTAGACGTTGTCGATATTGTTCTTGCAGGTAATCGAGATTACTGGGTGCGCTGCATATTCGGGCAGAGGAAACCCTTCGTCAGAAGCTACTTCAATATCAATTGTTGTTACATTGATCGCCTCTCGCTCAAACTTAACCTGATTGGGGAAATAGTCGCCGATAAATTGAAACACAAAATTAGACATACCATATATGTCTACGTTCTCTACGTCTTCAA